GCGATGCTGGACTCGTAGATCACGTAATCCTCGGGCCGGCCGGTCACGACGACGTTCGTCGTAGACGCCCAGCTGAGGTACTCGGCCGCTCCCAGGATGTTGCCCTGAGCGCCGCCGGCGTCGACCGTGGCCTGCGAGTTGACGGGGTTGATGAAGGTGAAGAACGGCCGGCCGGTCGTGTCGGCCTGGGCCAGCGCCACCGTGTACAGCGCGGGCGGGACGAACTGGCCGAGGGCCGGCTTGAAGCGAGCCGCCTGGTAGGCGACGACGTTGCCCTGCAGGCCGGCGTACGGGGTCGCGGCCGTGATCGCCGTGCCGGAGGCCGTGGCGCCCGCCTCCACGGCCGTCTTGATCACGGTCTCGGAGGCCTGCGCGTAGGCCTCGATCATGTCGCTCAGGATCATGTCCTGCGCGCTGGGATCGCCGCCGTCGAGGACCTGCCGTGAGACGACGGTCTCCGCGCCGTAGAGCAGCGGCGTGGCCGTCACTGCCGTGGTCGCCACGTCGCTCGCGGCGGGGTTGGCACCTTCGGCCGACTGGACCGCCACCGTGGAGCTCGTCGTGACCTTGGCGAAGATCTTCGGACGGGCATCGCTGATCGGCACCCGGTTGTAGAAGCCGCCCATCGGCCGGCCCTTGAGGATGCGCGGGGTCAGGAGGCCGGGGAGGTAGTCGTTGGGGTAGGCGCCGGGGATCTCCGTCGAGAGGACGTCGCCGGCTCGCTCGATCTGCAGGGCCACGTCAGTCAGGTGCGCGTTGTGGCGGGCCTGGCGTTCACTGGCCGCGCTGTCGCCGCGGTGGGACAGGGCGAGGTCCTGGATGAAGTGATGCTCGGAGCGGGGGCCGTATACGGCCTCGGCTCGGGAGATCGTGATCGGGCTGCGGGTGATCGCGGCCGCGCTCTGACGCTCGATGGCGCTGCGCTCGGCCGGCGCGATCGGCTCCACGGCTCGCGTCGCGGCGTCCCGCTCGCCCGGCTTGGGCTCGGGCTCGGTCGGGGGCTCGGGAACCGGCGTCGGCTCCGGGTTGGGGGTCTCCATGGTGTCCTCCATGTCGCGGAGCGCGATACGCGCCCCGTCGTAGGCCGGGCTGACAGACCCGGCAATCGCGTGCAACTTCGCTTCGCGATGGAGGACGGTCCCGTCCCTCATTCGCTTGCTCTCCCTCGGCAAGCCTGCCTCGATCGAGATCCCGTTCAAGCCGTCCCTCACGTCCGCGAGGTAGGCGTCGCCCTCCGGCGTATCCCGGATCACGGCCTTGAAGCGGACGCCGTCCGGCGTGTCCTCGAGGCTGCGAACCGTTCCAACCGGCGGCATTCTGTGAGCAGGCCGGAACGCCATCCGCGCCCCGTCCTGGCGTGACATCCAGTGATCCACCGAGGCCCGGAACGCTCCGGGGGCGAAAGCCTCCTTGCCCAGCTCGGTCTCGCCCGAGACGACGCCGTAGGGGACCGCGATACCCTCGATCGCCCTCGGCTCGCCCTGGACCTCCCTGACCGTCCCGAGGACGTCAGTGGTGTGCCAGCTCACGGCTTGATCACTTTCGCCCCAGCAACGTTTTCCGGGACGCCAGCCGGGTTGGTCTGCCCGCCGAGCTTCGGCAGCTCCTCGCGGTTCGCCTTGTCGACGGCCTCGACGATGTCCTGGCTGCGCTCCTCCTCGGCCTTGCGGTGCTTCTCGGTCTCGCGCCGGGTCTCGGCGTCGGGGTTCGGCGTGCCGAGGATGTCGCCGGGGCGCTCAGTCCGCTTCTTGCCGTCGACGCCGGCCGTGTCATGGCCGCCGAGGTCGGTTCCGGGGATGGTCCGGATCAGCTGGTCGTTGTCGCTCGGGGACTCGAGGGACTTCTTATCCGCCACTTGCGTCTCCTCCTGGTGCTGCCACCACCGGAACCGGTGGCGGTGGGTTGAGGTTCATTGCCTCCTCCTGCGGAGGCAGGCCGACCTTCTCTCGGGCCTCGTCGACGCTCATCCAGGCATCTCCGCCGAGAGCGAACTGGAGGTACTGGCCGAGGGCGGCCAGGTTCGGCGTGACGAGCTTCCACGTGTCCATGTGCATCCTGCGACCGCCTGGGAGCTGGTCGCTGATCGCGTCCTCGATGCTGCCGATGTAGTTGGCGAGGGTGTAGCGGACGAGGTCCATGTTCGATGACTCGGACGTGGCGTAGGTTTCGGTGTCGCCGGTCGGGGCGTTGATGATCCGGGTCGGGACGCCGAAGTAGCGGGCGATGTCGGCCACCAGCTCGCGGCGAGCCTCCACGGCAGCCTGCTGCGTGGGATCTGCCCCAAAGGCTTTCGCCTTCAGCCCGCCCTCGAGCACGGCCGCGTAGTCCGGGCCCCGCTGCCGTGACTCGCGCCACCTGTCCTGGATGACGGTCGCCTTGTCGCCGATCAGCTGACTGTCGGTCTCGAGGACGGTCGTCGGCGCTCCGCCGGCCTGCCAGTAGCGGGAGGCATAGGCATCGGCCGCGATCGCCTCTGCGAACTTGATCCGGGCGAGCTTGATCAGGCCGCCCATCGTGTCGGTGACTCCGGGCTGGGGCGAGCGGTGGAGGATCACGAGGTCGTTGACGCTGACCCGGTCCTGGCCGACCCAGAACTCATCCGGCGGCAGGATCGAGAGGTAGTCGGTCTGGATCGGCTGGACGAGACTCGGGTCGAGCGGCCAGAGGCCCATCGGAACGCCCTCCGAGTCGACGCCGCCGACCTTCAGCAGGTAGCAGACGTCGTAGAGGGCCAGCGTGGAGACGACGAGGCTGGTCCACTCCCGGCGCGTCCTGTCAGCCTGGGGCCGCTTGACGAGCCGGCTGAGGGGAAGGTCGAGGTTGCCGCGCCTCTCGAGCCATTCGAGCTGGGAGACGCCGTTGCTCAGGATGTCCAGGCAGCGCCATACGGACGAGAGACCGAGGGAAGTCGTGCCGGTGACGCCGGCGGAGGCGAGGCCGCCATCGGAGCTGAAGCCGATCATCCGCTGAGGGGTGGGGTACATGTCCCGCTCGCTGGTCGCAGCGTCGGAGCCGGTCAGCAGGAACCGGAGCCATCCCACGAACGCATACTTACACGCTTATGCGCATAAAACAAGAGACCGGCGGCCCCACTTCCACTCTCTCGAGTGGCACCACAGCGCCAGCCGGTCTCAGGTGATCTTGGGCTCTGGCCCGGTATATGCAATAGCGTGGGCGGCCAATGTCATCGCCATAACGGCGTCGATCGGCCCCAGAGAGGCCGCTCTACTGAAGCGGAACGCCCCGTCCTGGCCGACCGGACGCCGTGCCGCCAACGGTATCTGGGCGTCCAGGAGGGGGTCGTCCACGGCCAATCTACCAGCCCTGATCATCTCGTCGACGTCCATGCAGGCGGCGACCATCGCCGCCGGCTTCAGCGCGTCCCAGGGCGCTCCCGTCTCGTTCGCTTCTCGCAGGAAGCTGGCAGCCGCACCCGATACTTGATCGTAGGCGATGACCGCGACGGGATCGGGGAACCTGCGGACGTCCTCAGCAATGCGGGCAGCGGTGACGGGCGAGTCGGGGGTAGCGCGAATGTCACGGTAAACCTCGACTCCGACCCGGCCATCGGTCCTGATCCCCGCTACGCAGATGGTGGCTCGTTCCCAGCCCGGCTGGACGTCTACTCCGAGGGCGAACGGTCCGGACAGTCCTGCCAGGGTGTCCTCGACTCGGCAGGCTGCCCAGACTCCCGGATTGAACGCTCCATCCGCCCTGACGTCAACAAAGTGATTGAGACGCTCACGACGCCAAGAGTCAGCCGGAAGGATCGCGTACTCCGATGCAATGGCCTGTCGGGTGAGCCGACCGTCACCGAGAGCCGGATTTGCTTGACGGATCTGTGTCCAGTCGAGCCCTGCATCCTCATCCTCGCTTTCCCACCACGCCCCGTAGAACGTGGGATCAGGGGCCTCATCACCGCTCGCCTGTCGCCTCAGGCGGTCGTAGAAGGCCCGCAGCACCACGCTGTCGGCGTGGCCGGCAGTGGATGTCAGCAGCATGATCGGACTTCTCTGGGCCGATTGGGTGGGCGACAGGGCTTCCCACATGTCCCAGTTCTTCTGGGTCAGCATCTCGTCCCAGGCGATCGCGCCGGCCGAGAGGCCTCGAGCCGACCCCGGCTCGGCTGTCACGGTGTCGAGGGTCAGCGAGTCCGCCTTGATCCCGTACCACTGCGTGAGCTCGATCGTCGGCTTCTCGGAGCGTCCGTGGCGGTTCCGCTCTGGGAGGGCGGTGAGTCGATCGATCCGCTTGAGGTCGTTGTAAACCCCGCGATAGATGATGCGCGCCTGTTTCGCATCATGAGCAGCGGCCAGAATTGTGGTCCAGTCTTGAAAACATTCCAGCTGCCGACCTTCGTCCAGGAGCCATCCATAGAAGGCGCGGACGATGACGCTCTTTCCGCACTGCCTGGCGGTGCTGAAGAGGGCGATACGATGAATGAGATCGCCCCGTCGATCGTGGCGTAGCACCCTTCGGAGTACGTGCCGCTGCCAGGGTCCAAGAGATATGCCCAACTCCCGTCTGGCCCAACGAACAACGAGATCACCATAGGTTCCGGTGACTCCGGGAGGAACGGGGGTTTCCCAGCGGGGCCCGACACTTTTAGCTCCCATCTGGGGGGATCTGCGATTTTTCGAG